ATGCTAGAAAATATGCTTTTCTAAATGCTTTAAATCTTAATACTGGTCTTGACAATGATGATGGTATCAAAGCAAAACCTTTTAAAAAAAGTGAACCACAAAAACCAAAACTTACTATAGTTAATGTAGATAAATCTTTTGCTGATGAATGGATAGATAAGATGCAGCAACAAGGCAAAAATTCTACATCACCAAGTCAGTTTGAAAAAGATATGCAACCTTTAAGATCAAGTTACGAACAAGAATTACAACAAATAGGTAAAGACCTTGCTCTGCAAAAAAAAATTGATGATGCAGAGATCAAGATAAAACAACAAATAACCTTTAGGAGTGAATAATGGAAGATAAATATAATAATACTGGCGGACTTTGGAAAAGAAAAGCAAGAGATACAGATGAGCCTGGAAAACAATATCCTGATTATGATGGAAGTATTAATGTTGATGGCAAAATGAAAAAAGTTGGAGCATGGATTAATAGTACAAAAGAGGGCGGTCAACCAGATATTAATTTAAGAATAAGCGAACCACAAGCAAAACAATGACAGAGCAAGTAAACCCTGATTATTATAAAAATAAATCTATAGAAACTAATGAGGCGATTGTATCACAACAGTCGCCTATGGCGGTTATTGGAGGATACCAAAGAGAAATTTTAAAATATTTTATGAGATTTGGCGACAAGCATGGCGGATCTTTAGATGCAACATTAATGGATGTATCTAAGGGTCATTGGTTTGTTGAAAAATTATTAGAATATTTAAATGATTTAAAAAAGAATGATGGTGCAATTGAGTCGGTAACTAATGTTTCTGAATTATTTAAGGATAAAAAATGAAGAATGGAAATGGACATAATCAAATATATTTTTCAGAAGTAAAATTTAAAGTTTTAAAATATATAAAAAATTTTATTAAACAGTATGGATACTCACCTACTTGCAAAGAAATAGCAAAAGCTCATGGTTATTCAAGAAGTAGAGCTGGAGCAATATGTACNGATTTATATAAAATGGGATTGATTAATAAAGGTGATTCTAGCCATAGAAAAATTAGAATGACACAAACACAAATAGATTCAGTAAGTAATTTAAAATTTAACAGAGAGTATCAAGCTCATGGATAAAGTTACAAAGGAAAGTTTTTATGAAGCAACTTTNAAAGTTGAAGAAGAATTTGAGTCGGCAGAAGTAGCTGCTAACACAAATACCCCTAGTGATAATAGCAAAATATTAATTCAAAATATTAAGCTAGAAAAAACTAGGATTAAATTAAACAATGATAAGGAGTCTATGGAGAATGGCTTTAAGTAAAAGTAATAGTCTTACTAGAAGATATGCAAAGCTTGAAAAATACCATGATGAGATTATGAGGCCAAGCAAAGGTAAAAAACTCAGACAATGTATTCATTCAAGTGTTGCTTTTAAAAAATATGTTAAGACTTACAGACAGATATGCTTAGTAGAAAATGCTGATGCTAAGTTTATGTACGAAGGTTAGTTATTAATTATTTAAAGTTGTAAAAAACTCTAGGCTACTTGTCGCTTAAAAATAAGGAGAAAAGATGGAAGNAAAACAATTTGAAGATTTTACAGTTGATTTGGATGTGCCTTTGCTCAACCCAAGAACAACACAAGTTGATAAAGAATTATTAGAAAGAATAAAACAAATACCAATCAAAGGTTCAATAGGTTTTTCTGAAAGACAGCAAATGAAAAATTTTAGAAAAATTATGACTAAAGCTTTTGGCAAAGGTTCTGTTGCTCAAAGAACAATACCAGCAGAAAATGGAGTTCAATATCGTTTATGGAGGTTAAGATAGAATTTAAGAATTAATGAGGCAAGATAATCCTCTCATTAATAACTAAGTACGTTCCTTAAATAGTTAGTTAGTTAAATAAGTGATTATCATTATAGTAATAACTATACTGTTGTAATGGGAGGCGGTTGTTTTGCTTAGGCAATCGCCTCTTTTTTTATTTCCAGATAATATTTTCTTTGAATTCTTTGTTTTCAATCTTACCTTTATAAGGTGCTACATAGGTTCTATCCACAAAGTCTATGCTTTCATCACCAATATAGTGAGCAAGTTCTAAAGCGTTCTTAAATTTACCTTTGGCCGCAAAATATGTTGTCCGATAGTGCCTAAAACAGTACGCTTTTCTCTTTATTGGGTTGTTTTGATACCCATGCTCCATTTTTTTAAAAGCCTTGTCTACGGCTCTCCCTATCTGTTCTACGCATATATATTTACCCTTGCTATTTAAAAATAGCTTTTCTTGCAAAGGATCTATGGTATTTAGATAATCCACAATTTTATCTCTTAAAGATGGTGATATTTCAACAATTCTATTACCTCTTTTAGTCTTGGTTTTACCAATTTCTTTATGCCTTTTTACTGCTTTTTTAAGTGATATTTCTAGTGAATTAGATTTTAAAAATAATAAATCTTCTTTTTCTAAAGCTCTTATTTCACTAGGTCTAGCAGCAGTTTCAAGAAGTATCATACAAATAAGTTTTATTAATGGATTGTGCATTTTGTAAACCAGGCTTTGCATAACCTCAAATGTCCATTTATCTAAGTCTAATTCAGTATGATCTTTTTCTTCTTCTACAATCCATTTTAAATAATTTTTTTCATTTATTATATTTGGATAGTTTTTTTCGTCTGCAAGATAGGTAATAATATTTTTAAAATGATTAAATATTTTTTTAATAGTTTTTGTTTTGTAACCTTTAGATTTTAATTGTTTGACAAAAGCAGCAACATCCTCAGATTGTAACATTCTTAAATCTTTATTTTGGAAAAAAGGCTTTATATGATTTTTATAGAAACTATCATAATCTTCAATACAACTTTGTGAAGTTTTGCCTAACCCTCTTTTATAAATAAGATGGCCTTTAAATAATATTTCAGCATCATCAATTGTATATTGGTTGGGGTTAAATTTAACTAAAGGTCTGTTCTTAAATTTTTCTTCCAACTTTTGTTTTAGAGCTGTAGCAGTTTTAGCTTGTATATATTTCTTTGTACCATCAGCAGCATAATATTGTTGCCTAGCAATTCTCTTACCATTTTTATCTTTAGTATAATGTATGTTATATTCAATCATCTTTTCTCCTTAACTTAGTTGCATTTAATATACACAATGTTGACATTAGTTGCAATAAATCAATTGACATAACTATGTAGAAAATATGTAAAAAAAACTATGCAAAAACTATGTAAAAATATAAAAACTTTATTTTTATGCGGAAATTTTGGCACAAAAAAAGTGGCTCTTATACTTAAATTAGTATAAAAGCCTATATATTTTAGCCCACCCTACGCCCTTGTAGCTCAGATGGTAGAGCAATTGATTTGTAATCAAAAGTTTAGATACATCTGAACAAGTTTTNCTATGTTTTTCGTCAATGACTATGTATTTACTATGTAACATTGTTCAACAAATGTATAACATAATGTCCACAACATAGCCAACAATTAATCGCCCACCCATCCCCAAAAGCAAGATGCTTTTACTTGGTCATCCAAGAGTTAGACCAAACCTAATCGGTTAAGATTTTGCAGTTTTAGCAGATCGTCTTAATGCTGCATCAGATACAGTTCCTTTGCCTTTTCGGCTAGTGCCTTTTTTCTTTCTAAGGTTCATGTAATAATACAAACCNTTTTTNGCNACTCTACCTGACTTAGTTTTGTGATAACCTTTTTTCATGTGTTTCCTTTGCTTGATTAATATTTTGTTCTATTTTTTGTAATACTTGTTGTCGTAATTCATCGTCTTTCTTCATGCAGTCGTAATGGGAGTGATCTCCAGAATAAAAGCTAACAAATGAGTCTGTTGAGATAATATTTAATCCACAATATCTACAATCCCCAACATCAGCTACAATGTTAGTTTTTTTCCATAATTTTTTTTTCATCTAACAATCCCATTTCCTTAATGCTTTGTTAATTCTACTATTAGGATCGTTAGCTGTTTTCTTAGATGTCAGCTTCTTTTTCATGCCTAACATTCTGGCACAAAAAGATTTTCTTCTTTTGCTAGTTTTTGATTTGGTAGGTGCTTTTAAATTTGCGTTGTTAGCTCTATTATAACTAGCTCTACCTTTAGCATTAAGGCCACCACTTTTAGACTTTCCTTCTTTTCTTTGCCAAGCTGGACTAGCCATTATGTACCAAGCTCTATTCTAGGTTCTTCAGTACAAAGAAATTTTATGTAAAATTTATTTTCATTTACTTTATCCTGGCCAATATCCTCTAATTTAATAATAGATTGATTGTTGCCACCTAACATACAGGAATAACTATCAGCAAAATTATTAGGGTATTTGTAAGGTTCTAGGCAAGAGTTTGTAACACCTGAACATAAAATTAAATAAAGTACATAATTCATTAATTATCTTTTTTGTTTGTTTTTTTTATTTGATCTTCTAAATCTTTAACTTTTTTATTTGCTTGTTCTAAATCTAGTTGGCTATGCTCTAGCTTTTGTAAGCATCTTTTGTTAGCACTATCCTTTGACTTACCAGCATCTTGTAGCTCTGCCACTTCTTGCTTTAGGATACGAACTTGATCTTTATATTCGTTAATTAAATCTGTATTGTCTGACATTACTTTTTCTTAAAAGTAGAAACACCCTTAATACCTAGTATCGTACTGAAAGAACCCACAACTAAAGCTTGGTAGAACATAGGAAGATTTGCAAACTTATCAAAAAATATATCTATCTTTGCTTGTATGTTAGGGTCATCGCTAAATACAGACCAAGCCAAAAGCAACAAAGGGATACTGATTAGTATAAGACAAAATTCATCTTTCCAATCTCCTTTATGTGAATCAATAACAGCTTTTTTAAACTCTACTTCGCCATTTGCCATTCGTTCTGCCATTTTTAATTCTGCAACAGATTCTAATTCTTTTGTTTTTCTTCTGTTTGCTGCAATAGACATTCCAGTTTTTAAAATACCTGGAACTAATTTAGCCGCTATTC